GCCCGGTGCAGTAGCGTAGTCATAACTCTTTTGCCAATACCTCTGGCACGTCACCAGCTCCTGATCATACGGCCGCATGATCAGCGGCGAGCGCGCGGCGGATGGCGCTTCGATGCCGGGGAGGACGACGACGTTAGTGATATAAATGGTATTGGCAGGATTGAATAAGTTGGTCGCTGCGGGCGTACTGACAAAATTACCGCCAGCCCATACGTTGCCTGTGGTTTGGTACGCGGAGCCACACATGAAATTAAAAGACAGTATCAGACCTGTAGTGTTGTCCTTTTGCCAGCCACCAGTCGTGTCCCCCGGAATAGTGACAGTCTTGTATTCCCATGTGTTGGCAGCAACCGTAACATCGACCACATAAGAACGCGTAACCCCGCCATTGCGCACAGCTACTGAAAAGTGCCCTGCCGTACCGGAAAAAACCCAAAAACCTACGGTAAGGGGTTGTGCGTTTACCGTACCCCACGCCAGTCGTGCGACCCGGTAGCCCTCGATGAGCTGGTAGATGTTGGCAAGATCCCCTGCTGCAACGGACGTCACCGCAGGCGAGCCGGCCAAAGAAACAGCGCGAGACGCGAAACCCGTACCAATTGCACTAACCGCTTCCTGCTTCACGGTTAAAGAACCAACAGTGTAGACTGCAAGTGCTTGCCACCCATCGACAACGTATTTGGTGAAGCCGGTTGCGAGAACAAAACTGGCTAAACCCAGCTCCTGGCTGACGTCCATCCCGCCATTGATCTGCATCCCGTTATACGCCAGCGCGTCGAACGGCGCGGCGTACAGCCCAGTGAAGCGAGCATCTAACTGCTGCTTCGGTACGGCATGCAACGGATTAACAGCGTTCGCATTCAGGGTCAGAAACCCCGTCATGCTATCGCCCGCGATCTCCACGAACGTATTCGGGTCGATATCGGGGACCGCGACCGCCTCCACCCACTGCGCCGGCGGGCCGCTCGGGTCCTGGTAGTAGAAGAACAACTTGCCGCGCGTAGTATCCCACCACAGCGCGTTGGGTGCAGATCCAGCCGGCGGCGTTGCCCCCGGCGAGAACCCCGCCGGCACCGTCCAGCCGCCCCAGACGTTGGCTTTCTTCTGCCGCACATAGAGTAAACCAGTAGTTTGGTCGCGCGCCTCGATAAACATGTCGGTGGTCGGTACACCCGCCACCACGGCGACATAGCAGATGCCGGTGAAGGCGTTACCAGTCGGTGCACCTGACGCGCCCGCCGCCGAGTAGAACGAGCCAGCCTGAAATGGATGCACGTCGTAATTGGTGACGAGCTGCTTCGCCAGTTCGCCGCCGAGGTTCTGCATCGCATCGGCAGAATTATCCGCGCCGGTGCCGCCGTACTTGACCGGCCGCGGCGTATTGAGGTCGATGACGATGTCGTTGACAAAGCCGTTGTACACCGTGCTCTCGATCGTGGTGCCCTCGACCACGTCGGGAAATGGTGCGTGATATTCCTGTGAACCGTCGCGCGGCATTATTGTCGCTCCCTGCGTTTTCTCTCATAGGCATCTCGCGCTTCTCGATTGCGCTTGATGCTGCTGGGTTGTGAGATCGCCTGCTGCGCCAGTGTCTGCGCGATGATGTCCCGCATGTTCTGCGGCAGCACCCGGTTGCCGAGGTAGGCTTGACCAAGCCGTGACGTCGCCAGATACGACGGCACAAACGGCGCTGCTGCGCCGATACCGGCACCAACGGCTGCGCCGACAGGGCCGCCAATAGTCGCGCCGATCGTGGTTCCGATCAGACCGCCGCCACCACCCATGAACGCATTCTGCGCGCCGGTGCGGGCTGCCGTTCCGCTATTTGGTAACGGCTTCATCACTGTACCGGCTGCGGCAGCCAACTCATCCAGATCGCCACTGCGGGCGGCATATTGTGCGTTGCGCCGCGATCGCGCCACCTGCGCCAACTTGGCCGGCGACAGGTTCTCGCCCGCCGAGGCCACCGCCGGCTCGACCTGCTTCTGCAACGCCCAGCGGCGGTTATTCAATGCCAGTGCCGCAGCGTCTCGTGGGTTAAGCCCGGACATGTAGGCGTCATCTAACGCCTTCTTGTATTCTTTCAGCGCGGCGATTTCTTTGGAATTAGTCGCACCCCTGAGATCGTCGCCGATCTGGGACCGGATCGACTGGTACTCGTCGCCCGCCATCTTGCCCTGACCGGACACCAGACGATCAATGATGTCCTGTCGGGTGTCTGCGACGTTGGCTGACTGCTTGTGAGGCTGGACCAGGCGCTTGTATTCGTCCTCAGCTGTCTTGAGCCGGGCAGTCAGTTGCGGGTTCCAGACCAAATCGTTCTGCGTCAGCCGGTTATAGTTGTCTGACAGCGATTTTCGGCCGGCGGCTGCCACCCGTGGATCTGGCAGGTTGACCCCCTCTGGTACGCCACGCGCCGCCAGTTCTGCTGGGTCGTAGATCTTGTTCGTCACGGCCCTGTTAAGACCTTCAGAGGCTCTGTTCTGCAGCCGCGCTGCCTGCCCGCCGATGACAGGCATATCGACGGCGTTGCTTTCGATGTATTGCAGCGGCTTGCTGCCGGTGCGCTGGCCGGCCGTCAGCGGGATGCCTTCCTTCTCCAGTACACTCACCGCCCGCTGATACGGCACCGACGCCGGGCCGACTGGCGTAATCAGCTTGCCGCCCGCAACCCCTCCCGCCACACCACCGGCAAAGCGTGCATAGGGTTCGTAGGGCGTGTCCTTGGTGAACTGACCCGCCGTCTCCGATGCTATCGCCGGCACCACAGTGTTCAGCGTCTTGGCGGCAATCGCTTTCCCCACACTGCCGACAGGCCCGCCCGGCAGCAATGCACCGGGCGCGAACTCGGTGATCGTGGAGGCATACTGGCCGGGGATCGTCTTGGGCTGGTACAGCGGCCCGGTGTAACTCTCCAGTGCCGTCTGCACCTGGCCGGCGTCAGGCCCGGAAAACACCCTGGACATCGGGGCGGCTCGGTTAAGCACGCGCTTGGCGTAGTCGATGCCGCCCTCGGGGATGCCCGCCTTTTCTAACCCCCAGCGTGTCAGATTGCCGATGGTGCCGCCCAAGCCGATTGTCCCTGCCACACCACGGCCGAGACCGCCGGCGGTGCCCTTGGCGATGTCCTCGGCGTAGCCGACAGGCGGGGGGGACGGCGCTGCGGGGGCAGGCTGTTCACGCTCCCAGACAGATCCGCCGCCAGTCGCGGAGGCTGGCGCATCTGCAGGTCTGTCTTCCCTCTCCCAGATGCTCATCGAACAATCTTCCAGCTCTTGTCTTTATCGTGGGGGTCACCACCGATGTACTGCCTGACCTTGCCGTCCTTCCATGTGTCATCGATCTGGCCGAGGTCTGGCGCATACGGGTCATTTGGCGTTCTTTGGTACGCCGTCACCGGCTGCCGCATCTTGCGCTCGGCGCGCTCGGTAGCACCGCGCAACGTGGTTTCCAGCGTATCGAGTGCGGTGTCATAGTCTTCCTTGGTTGTCGCTGTTTTAAGCGCCGTCTGTGCTTTCGCGATGTTCTCGCCTTCGCGCTCGCCAACCGGCCCTGTCCCCTTGATCTTCTGGTAGGCGGCGACGAGATTTTTGCCGATGAGCTGATCGTGAAGCGCGGAGAACCCTTGGCCCCCTGCCGTTAGTCTTGCCAAACCGCCAAGTGTGCCAAGACTTGCCTCCTTGGAAGGATGCGCGCGGATCTTGCCCATGAGGTCGAGCGTTTCCCTCAATTCCGGCTTGGCGCTTTCGAGTGCGGTGGCGTCGGCGGATATCTTTTTCTGCTGATCCTTGGCCCAATCCTCCGGGATAACGCCTGCCGGCATCGGGTCTGCTTCGGGGACACCGCTGCGTTGCCGGCTTCGGGGCGTGCCGATATACGGGTCTGCTCCCTGCTCACCGCCACGGCCGATAAGCCCCTGCTGTCGCTTCAGCCCTTCTTCAATCAGCTTGCCTTCCTGATACTTGAGGTCTGTGGCTCGCCTTGCGCTCTCCTGCAGGCGCTCATGTTGGGTTCCGAGACCCGTCAGGTTCAGTTCATTCTGTTTTTCCACCTGCTTCAGTTGGGATTTGTACCATTCGTTGGCCTCATTCTGACGGATCTCGCGCGCCGTCGTCAGTGCCCCCAACTCCCCCGCCACCTTCGCCGGGGCGTAGGGGTTACCCTGATTTTGAGCGAGCCAGTTGCGCAGTTCGACCTCGCGCGGGGTCATTCCGATGATAGGCACACCTCTGGGCTGGCCCGCCTGCGGCGGCACATAGCCAGGGATGGCCTGCGGCTGCGCCTGTGCCATCCGCACCGGGGCCTGTTGAATGGGCTGTGCAACCGGCGGCGCAGCCCTGATGCCAAGGTCAGCCGGCGTCGCCAGCGCGTTGGCGTTCATTGGATCACCTTGGCCACCAGCCGGGGGGTTGGATGACGCCGCCAAGGTCGGGGCGGACGCGGGCGGTGTTACCGCCCTTGACGTAGGGTTTGGCAGCGGCCCTCCGCGCGCCGCTTGCTGCTGCATCAGGGCCTGTGCCAGCGAATTACGGCCGGCACCCATTTCAGCGGCGTCAGGCCCGTTGCCTTCGGCGAGTACAGGCGCGTTGGCGAGCGACGGCAATGATGCCTGCGGCCCGCCACCTGGACGGGCGGCGTTAAACCTGTCGGCAAAAGGTGCCGGCGCAGTCTCTGCCGGCGGCAGGACCGAACGGGCGGCAGGCGCAGGCGGGATTACTGGCGGTGTCACCACCGATCTGGCGACTGGTGCAGGCGGTGCCGCAACGACAGGCGGGGCGGCATCCTCTGAACTATCACCCTCGCCATACCTTGCAGCAGGCACGACAGGAGTGGCAGCAACGGCTGCCGGCGGGGGTGTTATTTTCTGCGCGGCTAGGTCGCTCGCCTCAAGCTGGTTTCGCAGCCGGTTCTCGCCCAGCGCCTCGCCGATCGCCGTAATGCCCTCGCCCGCATTCTTCGGGGCAGATCTTTTCTGCGTCATCATCGCCAGCGCAATACGTTGCCGCAGTTGCTGGTTAACATTCGGGTTGTTCTGGTCGAAGATGTAGCTTTTGAGAACTTCGGGGATTGTTTCGGTGTCTGCCATCACGCGGCTCCCAGAATGTTACCCATCACCCGGCGTGCATCGATGTGCTTGACGCCTTTGATGGTCTTGACCGCTTCGGGATCGACTTTCTCCACGTCCTGCGCCATCGGCCCGATGTGCCGTGTTGAAGACGGGTCGTCCTTGTAGGCGTATTCGTAGATCGGCAGTTTCTTGCGCTCGGCGTCCTCGTCGTACGCAAACACCGTGCCGATGCGCTCCGCGTCTTTCTTGCTGCGCTCGTCTGACTTGATCAGCCCCGCCGCCCCGCCCAACACGCCGCCGATCAGCGCATTGGCGTTCTGGCTCTGCTGGCCATAGACCGACATCTGGTTTTGGAAATTCTGGTTGACCAGTCCACCCACGTCGGTCGTGGCGATCTGCGAACCGGGCGTGTTGATGAAATTGGGCTGGTTGATTTGTGACCCCGACAGCAACGACGTGATCTCGTTGATCGGCTGGTTGCGCTGCGCGTACTGCTCCTGCATGTAGCTGTTGCGTGCCGCCTGGCTGGCGTTGAACGCCGACTGTGCCTGCGCCATCTGCTGTGTCAGCCCGGCATTCCGAAACGCCTCCAGCGCCGCGTTCTGGGTGAAGTTCTGAGCCTGCCCCTGGTTATAGAAGCCCGCCTGTCCCAATTGCTGGTTGTAACCCTGCTCCTGCGCCTGGTTCTTAAATGCGGCGAGTTGCGCCGCCATCTGGTTCATGCGCTGCTGTTCGCCGCCGGCCTGGCCGATCGCCGCAAAGCGGGCGTCGTTGGCCTGCCGGTTGTAATCATCCATCGCGCTGGAATACGCCTGCGAGCCGTAGCGGATGCCCTGATCGGCGAGACGCTGCTCGACCCCGCGGCGCTCGTTTTCGAGCTGCGGGTTCATGCGCTGCATCAGGCTTTCTTCGACCCGCTGCCGATCGGCCGAATAGTTGTCTTCGGGACCGTAGGTTTTTGTGATGTCGTCCAGCGGGCCGATGCCGGTGGCGATCGGGCCGCCACGGTCAAACGACGTGCTGGCCTGCGGCAGTCCCGACAGCGTGTTGGCGTTGCCGGCAGCCGGTGCGCCGGACAGGTTCATCTCGTGCGAGAGCAGCCCGCTTATCCTGCCCGACTGCGCATTTGCCATCCCCGCCAGGTTGTACTGCGCCGCCTCGTGCTGGCCCTGGATCGCCTGCTGGGTCGGTGACAGCGTCTGTGTCGCCGTAAACGTCGGGATGTTGTAGACCTGCCCGGTAACCGGATCGGTCCAGCCGTAATTGCCGGTGGCGTTGTAATCCAGCCGCCCCTGTGGCGTCACCTGATTGACGTTGTTCAGGAACGCATTGGCCACACCCGTGGCCACGTTGGTCGAGGTCGAGGCCCGCGCGGTCTCGATCGGGTTAGGCGGTGTCGGCGGGTCCGGTTTTAAAAAACCCATAGTGCAACCTCTGGCTTAATACCTCTGTCCGCCCTGTGGCGGCATCTGTGGTGACGGTGCCGCGCCCGGCTGCATGCCACCCATCGGCATCGGTGGTGCACCTGCGCCGGCTGGCGGTGGCATGCCTGGCGACAGCGGCATGGTCGCCGGCAAGATACCCGGTGTTGGTGCGCCTACAGGCGGTGCCCCCTGCGGCGGCATCTGCGGCATCTGCATCTGCGGGCGTGTTTGCTGCGGCATGTTTGGCATTGGCGTCTGCGGTGGCGGCGCCGAGATGTTCATCAGCGCGCGGGTGATCTCGTCGCGCTGATCGACCACGCCGGTGTTTGCGTATGGGTTGGGCATCAGGCGGCCTCGCTGAGTGGCATTTGTTCGAGATGGTGTTTGAACCGCCGACACATCTTGTTTTGCTGCCACGCCTCGCGGGTCAGCGTGCAGATCACGCTGTCCTCGTCGCGCCCTAGCATGCGCGGCACGCGGACAAAGGTATGGCCCAACGCCGACAGAATGCGCAGCACGCGATCGTTGCGCTCGGATGTGTGCATGTAAACCATCTGGCAGCCGAGTTGCAGGAACGGATATTGATACATCCGCTTCACCGTCTCGCGTGTCATCCAACGGCTACCGGGTATAGCGGCGCTCGATATCTCGATCACGCCGGCGTCGGGGTTGTAGTTGTGGTAAACGAGGCCGGCGACCAGGCTGACGTCGGAAATGATGCCGATCGTCTTGCAGTTCTTAAAACCCCGCTGCTGGCACGCCGGGATCATCTGCGCGACGAAGTCAGATACAATCTCGTCATAGCCGTAGACGTAATCCATCAGCGTGCCGCCATTTTCTTGATCGACGAGATTTCATTAGTCGTCAGCGTCTTGCCGAACGGATTGTGTTCGGCCTTGTATACGTCCGATATACCGTAAGGGCTGATGTTGCCCATGACTTGCGAGCAGCGGTGAAACCCTTGATAAAAGACACAGATGCCGCAGTTCTCGACCGGAGAACCCTTACCGTAGTTGGCTTCCGCCTGGGTTTGCTTCATGGGCATTCGACGACCTCCATGAGCAGTAGTCGCGCCGCCGTCACCTGCGGCATCATCTTGAGACTGTTCTGTTCGAGCAGGTTGGCGTCCTCGATCTCCAGCAGGTCATCCAATTCGTCCTGCGACAGGTCGATCCGCTTACCGTTACGTCGGTCAAGAACAAAATACGGCGCGCCACGATCGACGGCCTCTATCAACGCCCTTGGCCGCGCGCACGAACAGAAGATGTAAGCCAGCCTTTCGGCGGGGTAGCCGATTAGCTTCGCCACATCATGCCGCTCGTCCAGCGACACCGCTTGGTGTCGGAAGGCATTGGTGCCGTAGATCGAATGAAACAGTCCCGCCAGGCAAACATGCTCGGCGGCACCGATGCTCTCCAGTAGATCGTAGACGCCGATCAAATGGTCGTAGAAAGTCCGACCGGAATGCCTGACATCCCCAGCCTTCTCGCGAATGAACGCCTCGATCTTTTTATCCAGCATGGTTCACGTCCGTCTTGAACATCAACGTCACCCGTAACACCGGACACAGCCGCGACACACCGCGAGCGACGTGCGGGATGGTGCCGTCAAAAATCACCATCCGGTTCGGCTTCGGATAAACGCAGTCGATGATGTCGTCCCGCGTCTGATTGAAAAACAGCGTCTCGCCGCCCCAGTCGTGGTGCCACTCGGCGTGCGGGTAATACAGACAGGTGTAGGTGCGCGGCATCTTGGTATCGGTATGCAGCGTACCGTCGCTGCCATAGGTGAGGCCGTTGGCATAGCAGCGGATCAGGCGGTGGCCCTGCAGCAGGTCAGCGTCGAGGTCGCGCCACATTTTTCGGACGATCGGGTACGGCTCCAGTTCGTGCTCGCAGTCATAGGCGCTCTCGTCGCCGCCGGATTTCTTGTAGCCGGCAAAGTGCCGATGCCAGAACGAATAGGTGTCCTTGCGGCCTTTGGACTTCCAGCCAAACGCCCAGCCGTCTTGCAGGAAGTCGTTCACCTCCTGGCGCTGGGCATCAGGCAGCAGATCGTCCTGCACATAAAGCATCCGGTTATCGGTCTGGGTTACACGGTCCAGCATCACCAGCCACCCCCGTCGCCACCACCACCGTCCCCACCGTCCCCACCATCACCACCAGCGCCATCTCCGCCGTCTCCGTCACCATCTCCACCGTCGCCACCATCGTCGCCACCATCGTCGCCACCATCGTCGCCATCTTCGCCAGCAGCTGCGGCACTGGCATCTGCCGTACCGACATCACCGACAGACACGCCGCCGACATCGCCTGTCGCTCCGGTTGCTGTTGATGCCCCTGCATCAGCAGTCGAGCCGACATCACCGACAGACACGCCGCCGACATCGCCTGTGCTGGAAGTCGCCGTTGATCCTTCGGCAGACGTATCCGCTGTGGTCGATACACCAGCGACATCGCCCTGCGCACTGGTTGCAGTCGAGCCGACATCTCCGGTGTCGCTGACGCCGACCGAAGGCGTTCCATCAGGCCCGAACCCAAATCCGCCAACGGAAACGCCACCAATGGAAACGCCTCCGATGTCGCCTTCCGGCCCGGTGGCGGTGACGCCTGTGTCTTCTTCGCCGATCTGGCCCATCTGGACCGACATCGGGCCTTCCATCGAGTTAGTGATGCCCACCGTGCTGGGGGTCGTGAAGCCCTGCACGGCGGCTTGATTGTTCGCCTGCGCTGCCGCCTCGGCCATCGCCATGCCTTGGGCTTCGGCTTGAGCCTGGTCGTTTTCGGCCACAGTCGGATTGGGGGCTGTGTTCACCGCCTGGTTTTGCGCTTCGGTGATGCCGAATGTGGCTTGGTTCTGGGCGTTGTTGGCTTCAGCGATTGCAGCCGGCGTCTGGTTCGTCTGGCCCATAATGCCGGTATTCAAGCCCAGCGCCATCGCCTGATTGGCTACCGCATTGGCTTGAGCCGCCTGCTCTGCTGCGACCGACTGCGCATATCCCTGCGGGGCATTCGCATCCACCGAGTTCATGGCAGCAGCATCGTCTTCTGCTGGTGACTGTGGTCCTTGCGGACCTTGCGGACCTTGCGGACCTTGCGGACCTTGTTGTGGACCCACCGGGGCAACCGCACCGATATCGTTGAGACCCAAATCTATGCCTAGTTGGTTCGGCCCCGTAAGACCTTCAAACCCGGTCATCGTATTAGAAACAGACACGCTCGGATTATCTGTGGTAGGAGCGGTCTGGGCGGCGTGCGCCGTAGCCATATTGTTCGCCTGATTTTCCGCATTGGTGTTCACGCCAGCAAGCGCACTGATCGCGGCGTCGATGCCTGCCGTCGATTGCGATGTCGGCGCGTTACTGGACGGTGTAGCTGCTGTTGTCTGACCCATCGTATCATTACTGGGGGAGACCGTGCCAACATTGCCAACCGTGTTGTTGCCGACACCAACGCCAATACCTACGCCAGTCGGCGAACCTTGTGTCGGCGAACCTTGTGTCGGCGAACCTTGTGTCGGCGAACCTTGTGTCGGCGAACCCTGCGACACGCTTGGCCCGGTAGACGGTGCAGCGGGGCCGGGGTCGCTGGTCGCCGGTGCGCTTGTCGCTGGCGCACCGGGGTCGCCGGCCGTCGTCGGCCCGACACCCTCGCCCCCGCCGCTCTGCTGCGGCCCGAACAACAATGAGTTGGTGATGGCGTTGCGCATCGCCTCGGTCGTGGTCTGCGCCACCGGCGGCACATACCGCGGGTCTGGCGCGGGCGGCGTCTTGAGATGACGCGCATTCCAGTCATTGACCGCCGCGGTGCTTTCGGGGTCGCCATAGATCCACGGCGGCGCAAACAGATCGCCTAATCCACCCGCTGGGCCTCGATCAATAGCCATCGAACCCTCACACGTTGACGCCCGCGCGCTCAAACGTCGCGGCGATGCTGATCATGTCCACGATAGGCTTTGCGTTCTGCGCCACCGTCACCTGCACGACAGGCGCATGCGAAAACCCGGTCAGCCCGATCGACACCCAGCCGGTGTTTCGCACGGACGGCGGACGAGGTATCCCGAGATCCCACTGCGCATAAGCGTCGAGGTCGGCCGGTGATGGCGGCGGAGACGGTGTCGGTTGCACAGCGGCCAGCGTCCAATGGGTCGGGTTGGCTGTTCGGTACGCCTCGAACGTGCCGCTTGCCGGGCTGGAGTGCGCCACCGCGCAATCCCAGTTGTTGTCTGTCAGACCGTCGTAGGCTTTGCCACCGACGCCGTAGGCGTGAGAGTACAGCCACAGTGGGGAGAAAAGACTTACATTCGGCCCCCACAGCCCCTCATCCCACAGATCCTCCAGGCCGGGGTCAGGGCCTGCAGGCGGCGGAGGCGGCAAAACGACGACGTAATCCGTAGTGCCTGACAGCTGCGGCTGAAACGGCTCGCCTGCACGCGCCGTAAATGACGCCCGCGCCTGCCGCCAGGTGATGGTCTGCGACGGCGAGGAAAACACCTCCCAGCCGCCGACCAAGACAGCCGTATACGGCACACCATCATCGTAGCCGGTGCGGTCGGCCTGCATGATGACGCCGTTCTCGGTGCCAAAAAACATGTCGCCGCGCATGCGGGCAAAACAGTTGCAACCCCAGCCGGTGAAGCGCGCCCAGGCGCCGGTCGCAGCGTTGACGGCCAACACCCGCTCCTTGCCAGTGACACTGCCGGGGATGGCGCAGAAAATCGCGCCGTACTCGTCCCACTTGCACATCGTCCACGGGTGCTCGCGCTTCTCCAGCACCTCGGCCCGCCACATGATCTTGATCTGCCGGGTGATGGCGGCGAGTTCGAGTTCAGCGCGGTCTTTGGTAATCGCGCCACTGATCGGCAGGATGCCGTCTACCGTGGCAATCAACACATCACCGCCGATCGCTAGGTGTGCGTTCATCCCCATCGGCGGCGAGAGGTTATAACGGCCCTCCTGCCGCCAGTTCGCGGCACTGGCAGGGTCCCCGCCTGTAAAGATGATCGCCTCGCCGAGGTCGGTCAGGAACACGATCTTGTCGTCAATGCCGTCGCCGGCGTCGATCGACCAACTGAAGCAGCAGAGCAGTCGGCCGCCCTTGGTCGCCGCGCCCGACATCGGGATCATCGCCAGCGTGCCGGTGACGGCGTTGAGCGGCAGATACCACGCATTCATCGAGCTGCCCTCGATGAAGAAATACCTGTTCCGGTACTTGCAGACATAGGTCAGGTTGCGGCCGTGTTCGATCGTCGTCCCCACCGGACCCTTGATCTGATCAGCCGAAAGCGTCGTCCACGTCGTGCCGTTGTACTGCAGCGGGAAGTCGCCGCTGTCGTTGACCACCGTCAACCAGTCGCCGCCGGCGTTGGCCAGTTGCGAGGCGCAGTAATTGCCGGAGGTCTGGCCCGACTTAACCAGCACCGGCGTGCTGGTGGTCACGTCGTACAGTTTTGTAGCGTTGGCGAAGAACATCTTGTGGTTTACGCCAGATCTGTACTCGAACGCCGAGATCACCGGCGTAGCTTCCGGGAGCACGGCCCACCTGATGCAGCCGCCGCGCAACGATACGCCCTTCATCGTCGGCTTCCAGTTGTCACACACCACTGCGGCACCGGGCTGCATGTAGCTCTCGTTCTCGTTCTGAATAATCCCTCGCGTAGGTGCCGGAAACGTCACCGTCTCCAGCCGTTGCGCGACTTGCGGCGGCGCCGGTACTCTGCGGAATGCCTGATACTGGCTCATAATGGCACCACCGGCTCAACCGGCGTCGGATACGGATAAGCCTGCCGCCCTGCCACAGCACGGCGGCCGATCATGGTCGGAGCCGGACCATCGCTGCCCATCGCATACGCCAGCGCGTCGTCGTAGGTGCCCATGTCGTCGGCGTAGGGCGACCCCTTCTGCGCCTTCCACTGCCAGATCATACCCAGCTTGAGCAGCCGCTCATCGAGCCGGTAGAGGTCAGCATCGTTCTGAAACACGTTGCTGTAGCCGCCACTGCTCATCTCGATGCAGTTTTTATTGAGGTAGGCGAAGTAGGCGCTTTCACCTGTCGCCAGCACCGGCCAGATGTGGATCTGGCCGCCGTAGATCGTCCACTCGCCGTAAGGGCCATCCGTCCAGTTCAGGTTGCGCCGGTTCAGCCACTCATCGAGATCCGGCACGAACTGCATCGGGTGCAGCGCCGATGTCGAACGCCACACGTTCGACTTCAGCAACATGCGTTTATAATTGGCCGGCAGGTTGAACGCGGTGGCGACGCCGTCTCCAGGGTACGTCACCGTGGTCTTCAACATCGTCCATTCGCGCTTGTCGTAAGCAATGCGCTGCGCCATTTCATTAGCGCCCGACACCATCTCCTGCATGGTGCGGTTGCCGGTGAGGTTGGAAAACACCGACGACGGGATCAGGACCCCGACCGTCGCGCATACATCCTTGATCACCGACAGCAGCGTCATATCAGGTTGCCTTCTGCTCCAACGGCCAGCTGTAAGCATTCTCGGCCAGGCGGATCAGCGTCTTGCGGTTCATCGAGCCTACTGGGGCTTGCCCGGTGTTGGTCTTGATGTACTCGCGGAGCTGCATCAGCGACATGCCGCGTAATGCTTCCGGCTCGTCCTGGTCGCCCTCGTCCCTGGCCTTCTTCGCCGCCATGTCTTCTTCGAGAATGGCGTTGCGCGCCTTCAGCGCCTCCAGTTCGGCCAGCATCTGCTTGTTCGGGGCTGCCGCCTTGCTCTCGGCAATGAACTCGATCGCGGCGTTCTTCATGTCACGCCCACCGGGGCCGAGGTTCTTCAACTCGGCGCCCTCGATGTCGGCCAGCATCTCGACGGTGTAGACGTTCTGCGCCCTAAGCTCTGCGCGCCGGCCATCGGTCAGGAACGGGGCGTGGTCGAGGGGCGTGCCGGTCTTGGTCTGGGCGGCGTGGGCCTTGAACTGCTGGTACTGGTGCTTGAACCGCTCGACATAGGTCTGCTTGCGCTGTCGCCCGGTGTAGGGGTCATCGACCCAGCGGGTGAAATGCGTCGCCGGGGCGACCTTGACGTCCTTCATACCGGGCGCGCGGATTTCGCACACTTCGATGTCGTCAAAGATCGGGCGGCCTTCGGCAAGTGACTTCTCGGCGTTCTCGAACGCCTCGTGCTTGAACAGCACGACGAGGTTTTCGTCGGGGTCTTGGTGGGCGGGCATGGATGATCCTTTTTGATTGAGGGTGTCCGCAGTCGCCGTGCGGAGATGGGGGGACTGACGACTGCGGTTTCACCCTGTGGTTGATTAGGCCGCAGGGTTACTGTCGTACAACCGCCAGTTGAACAATGGATTCGTCATCGTCATTTCGCCCATCCACCCGATGAATTGAGCGATGGCGTCCTTATCTATTGGCATCATTCCGTCACCGTCGAACAGCTTATCGAAATTACGCGACGGGTGATAACGCATCCGGAGCGACGACGTGTCGATCCCGAACGTGGTGTTCGCCGGCATGTTGGAGCCAATGCCGCCGTCGAGCACGATCTCGGCACGCTTGCCGCCACCGATGTATTCGAGTGCGGAGAAGCCGAGTTTACCGAGTGAGGTTTCGTTTTGCTGACGCTGGATCGCAATCGTCGCCGCGTCATACGCCGCATAGTGCTCGGGCGACATGATCAGAAGATCGGCGTAGTCACGGCCTCGGCTCTGCCGCGTCATGGCGTAATTGAGCATCGGCCGGATCGTGGTCGATGTCACTTGGGTGCCGAACGGCGCCAGCGTTACTGTGCCGGCGGTGCCGTGCGGGTCGAACGTGGTGGTCTGCCAGATCGTCGCTGTGGCACGGTTGATGCCGCCATAGATGCCGGTGTTGGGCAGTGCCGGGATTGCTGTCGCTAGTCCCGTGATCTGCTTGCCGCCGTTGGCGAGGCCGTCGGAATAGATGCCGGCGTCCATGGCGTCTTCCAGCGCCTTCTCGGCGCATTCGATGTACGTCGTGAAAACATCGAACAGCTGGGCATCACCCTCATTGTTCAAAATTTCCTGGTATGACAAGATCACGGGGACCACCACTTGTTTAGGGTCCCATACAGCGTCGTTAAACAAATCGATCGCGGGATTGAGCAGTTGGTCATAGCCGGAATACCACTGCGCGGATTGTTTTCCGATCTGCAGCGTCTGCCGGATTTTTGGACCGGAGTAAGTCTGCCATTGGCCCTTGCGTTTCATCACGGCCAATAGTGCGTTGTTGTTGGAGACAAGGTCTTGGTAACTCGATGAGCGGTCTTCAAGCGCCATCGACAGGATCTGCTGATAAGCAGGTGCGGTCGTAATGTTAGGCATGGTCGCAGCTCCACACTGGGTTTCAGATGTGGCCGTTCATACGCTTGGCGGCGTTTTCAACGGCCTCGCGAACAGATCGGCTCGGCTCCTTGGTTCGCCGGAACGCTGCGTCTGAGGCAGTCACGCTCGGTGAGCCGTGGATCGATCGATCAGGGGGTCGGGTCTGAGCCGGTGTGGTGCGGATCTGCTCCGCGTGTGCGGCTGGCCGGAGTAAGCAAGCCCTTTTGTACGCTGTATCAATATCGAAACCGAGATCGATTTCTGCTTTGATCAGCTCTCCGAGTTCGTCAAACCGGGGACGGCTGTCAGCGAATTGATCGACAGCCGATCGGGTCTGGGTGAACTGCTGCGCAGTATGCATCTGTTGCAGGGTTTGTTTCAACCCCTGTATTTCCTGATGCAGCGCCCCGATCTGGTGCCCCGCCGCCTGCTGCTGGTTGCCCATCTGGATCTGGCGCAATTGCTCTGGGGACTGGCTCAGGACGTGGTAGGCGATGTCGCGCAGTCCCAGCCGCTGGCCGGTCTGCGGGTCCTGAATGCCGAGGTTGTTGACGATGACGTCCAGCCCGGCGATCGGGTCAGACCGCAGCTTGTCTTCCATCGACGTGTAGTGGTGCAGCGCCTTCTCCAGCGTGGTGCCCTGCTCGGTCGCCATCCGGTGGTATTTTTCGATCGGCTTGAACGCCTCGTGCGTGGCCTTGTAGTAGTCCGACGCCGCCTTGAATTCCTTGTGCATGCGGTGGACGTCGCCGCGCACCGCCTCGGGCGTGACCGCCCAGTCCCGCTTAGCGCTTTCCGCCATCCGCTGCAGCGGCTCGGGATACGGCGCATGGGGAGGCAGCCTTTGATACTGGGCATTTGCGCTATTTTGCGCGCCGGTTTGCACAGTCTGGCCAAGTTGACCAGCATTGACCGCACTTGACCGCACTTGGCCCTGGACATCATTGCCGGCCGGCTGTCGCGGCGCGAACCTGCCCTTGTCCCGCGGCTGTGCCGCTGTCGCCGTTGTCCCCTGCTCGTCGGGACGCTTCTTCAAGTTCAGCGTTGGCGTGTCTTCCGGCGGGTTGTTGTGGCCCTTCTTGGCCTCCGCAGCGGCAGGGGCTGGCTTCTCAGGCGCTCGGGCGGCCTTGACCGGGCCTTTATCGGCCTTCTCGAACGCCCGCTGGACGGCCTCCCGGCGCGCCTCTGCGGCGCTCTTATGAACGGCCTGCGAGCCGACCGGGCTGGGGCTGTCCACCGGGTTCTGGTTGATTGGGACTTCATGGGCGGGCGACGAATTTATATTCGTCGTTGACGGCGTTGAGCTTGGCGCAGCACTCGGCGGCGCGACAGTGGTGTCGGTCATGGTCGCAGCTCCATTTTGGTCCGGCGAGGAAACGCCGGTAGTTGTTCCTTAATCGAGCTACCTCGATTAATCGGGTCCGGTCACAGTGACCGGACGGGTGTACCCGGTCAGCCTGACCGGACTCGTTCAATTGCCTGCTTCACCGCCTGGCGGCGAGCATTCTTGGCGGCTGTCGTGGTCGAGGCGCGCTGCACGTTCGGCTTCAGCTTCTCGGTGCCGACTTCGGTCAGGCCGTTGGCCCGACCAACTGCCCGGAATGCCCGCTTCGAGGTATAAAACTTGCCATCCACCTGTTCGGTCGGCGGCATGATGTCGGAGATGACGTAAGGCATCGGCAACAAGCTATGCGGCGGGCGCAATTCTGGACGCTTTACCCGGAATTTCCCCGGCTCGAATTCTTCCAGTTCGACACTCATTTCTGTCCCTACGGCTTGGTTACATAAATTACCGGAATGCCGCTGCTGGCGACCTTCCGCACCGCCATGCCTGTCCCATTGGGGCTTTCGGTAATCGGCATGCCGCCTTTCCCCGCCGCCACTTCCGTTACCGCAATGCCGCCCACCACCACCGAAACCACCGGGATGCCGACGCCCACGACACCTGACGCGCCAGCCGATGGTGTCAGTGCCACCAGATACGTCGCCCAAGGTTGGACAGAGGTGTTGCTGGTGTTCTGGAAATACGGCCCAGCACTGCTCGCCGTCGAGATCACCTGGTCCGCCGTGTAAATGAAACCGTCGAACCGCTCGGTCATGCCGGCCGGCGGGGTCAGCGCGCCATTGACCCAAGTATGCGCCAGGTAAACCAGATCCTCATTGGCGGCGGTTGTTGTCACCGCGAACGCACTAGCAGTCGCGCCAAATGTAGTTGGGTCGGTGGTGAAGTTCTTCGACGTTGCCGCCACCGGCGACCCCGACGCAATCTCGCCGGAATATGCCATCACCACCAATTGCGTCGATGCCGACGTGTTGGTGAACGTGTAGCTGCCGCTCTCGCCCAGCGCCCGCTTCCAGTAAACCGCGGCGTCACACGTCAGCCCCGTAGAGTCCTTAACCCTAGTGCTGTCGATCACGGTCCAGCCAGCCGGCGGATTAAGGGTTGTCGATGGCGACAGCCGTTGCGCCATGAACATCGCAATCAGGATATCGCCATCAACCACGCCAGCCGGCACCGTGACCGCCGTGCTGGCTCGCGTGGCAACCGTCGTGCTGGTCAACGACCGGAACGCCATCTATCGCCTCCGGTTCTTCGGCTTGCGCACGGTGGCGTCGCCCTCGTCGATCGCGTCGTCTATCTCGTCTTCCAGCGCGTCCTGGTCGTCGGCCACCGGCCCCGTAAACGTAAAATCTGACGGGTCCGATACCAGCGAGCCATTGCGGACCTTGACCGGCACCGTGGCCGGCGCAAACAACGACGGCTTGACAACAGTGCTGAGTGTGTCGCCGTCCATCGTCGTCGGCTCGTCATTGTCGCCAAACACGATGACGCTGCCGGGGTAGAAATTGTCGCCACTGACCACCAGCGTGAAGTCGGGGTCGCCGCTAACCGCCTCGTCAGGCTCCAGCCCGCTGATCACGGGCTTACCCTTCGCCAGGATCTCGGGCGGGACGTCTTCTTCCGTCTTGCCCAGTACGTTGCTGCCGGGCGGCTCGTTGATGCTGCCCTGGCGTGGTGCCACCGTGCCGTCAGGCAGTTCACCCTCGTGCTGTCCCGCCTCTGCCTCGCGCTGCTTGCGCAGCTCGTCAGGCGTCGGCGGGGTCTTTGGTGCCACGCCTCCCTGCGGCATGCCGAGGCTGTTGGGATCGACAATGCCGCCGGGGTTCGGATCGACTCGGCCGCACTGATCAGGTTCTCTCGCCTCTTTGGCCGCAGACGGGATGTTCGGGTTGACGTTGTCGCGGGTGACTTGGCCTGGCCGTCCGCTTGGATCTTCCGCCTTGGTCTTCTCGATAAACAGCGGGTCTGTCGTCCGCATCCGGTCCATGTCGCTGACGGCGTTTTCGAGGTTGGCCTTATACTCGGCCGATCCGCCTTGCTGTTGCGCCTGCTCACGCCGTTTGACGTCGTCCTTGTCGTCTTCGGGCCGCTTTGGTTCTTTGCTCATGTCAGGTCCATGTGAAGGTTTGAGGAGACGTTGTCACGACGCCGCCGGTCACGACCGTAATCGGCCATGTGCCGGCAGAAGTCTTTTTTGGAATGGTCGCCGTCAGCGTCGTTGCGCTGGTGAACACGGTCGGAGCCGCGATGCCGTTAGCGTACACAACTGACTGCCGGGTGAAGTTGGTGCCCGTCACCGCCGTCAGTGCCACCGTGCCAGAAGCCCCTGACACCGCGGTCGTCGGTGTGATGCTCGCCAGCGCCGGTGCCGTGGTCGGCGACAGCGTCGAGGCGTGCGAGGCGTTCGGCCCGGCCGCGATCGAGGCTGCCGTCAGGACCGGCCCGGTGCTGACCATGATGGTCGCCCCGCCGGGGATGTAGATGCCTGACGAATAGGTCGAGGTTACCGACAGTTCGGTGCCGGCGCCTTCGTGCGGCACGCTGGTCGAGGCGGGAACGGCTCCCGCGGCGGCACCGGGATAAGAACCCTCTGTGCCACCGGCGGTCGCACCACTGCCCGACGCCAATGCAGACGTATTGGCGGCGAACAGGATCAGCGAACCGGCCGCGCCGTCATCGAAGTAGGGCGGCGGCGAGGTATCGAAGTCGGTGTCGGGCTGGTAGTCCGCATACGTCAGCTTGGTGAAATTAGGCGGGTTCGGCGGGGTCGCTCCTGTGCAGCTCATGTTTGTGGGGGGTGTAGGGTTCGGCGGGGTTACCGTTAGCGCAGATTGGGCCATCCTCAGTCCTCCTTGGGGGTTAACAGTTCGATTGCGGCGACAGATTTGGTGGTAACGATCTGGAGCTGCTCTCGTGCCGCAGAAAGATCCTCCATCGCCATCGCCGTCAGCGTGTCGTCCAGCGCGTCCTTGATGTCGCTGAGATAATCCAGCACCTGGCGGACGTATTTCTTGTCAGCGGTCATTGGCTATACTCGTCTTGCGCGGCGAGCGCGCCCATGCCGCCTGCGCCGATCGCGCCGGGCACGGCGTACTTCTTGGTGATGTCGATGAGGTTGGGGTCGAAGATCACAAAGTTGCTGGAAGGCGGCGGCACTTCCATTTTTCTCAGCTCGATCAGTCGGGCCTTCCACTCCGCAGCGGTTGATGGGCGATTATCTTTAAGCGCACGTTGATAGGCGTTTTCAGCGTCAGCTATACGCTGTGCGGGTATACGCGATCCCTGATCGAGATACTTGATGCCGGGGATGCCGGCTTCGCGGAGATCCTGACTTAACGCCGCTGGGCCTTGCTTCTTCGCAACCTGATAAAAATCAGATCCCGGCATTCCCCTTAACTCTGCCGCGTCGAGGAAATGCTTGTAAGTGTCTTGCAGTTTCATGTCCTTAACGGTTCCGGCATATCCCTTGATCTTGTCGTAAACCTCTGGCTGTTGGTACAACGCCTTATCCCAATCCAGCATATGCGCCGGGTCGGCGTTGATGTTGACCTCGTAGGTGCGCGGGCCGACGGGCTTGTCACTCTCCAATAATTTCAGTGCCCCTTGACGGATGTTTTGCACGGTCTTGAGGTTATGCGGCGACAAATCAGGGTTAGGGTTAGCGATCATATCGCGCAACGTCTGTGCTGCCTTCTGACGATCAAACCCCGCTTGCGCCAGATGCTGCGCGGCTGAGTTTTCCGCAGTGCCAAACCTGTTAGCAAACTGTTGCCAATATTGCCCGCCCTGCCCGCTCACCGCCGGGTTCTCGGCGAAATACAGCCCGTGCCCATACGACTGCGCGCCCTCGCCAGTGCCGACCCTGGCGAGATCGAACTTGTCGAAATCGTGTGGTGAGGAGTGATAGGCGCGGATGCCTCTCGGTGTCTCGATCTTCATTCCGCCACCCGATACCCCCATCGCCGCCTCGGTGGCGCGGCCAATGTCGCCCTCGGTGATGTTGATCAACGGGCTGGCGGTCTTGTATTGCACCGTCTCGTCATATTGCGGACGCGCGGTCAGGATCTCGCCCAGCCGGTTGGCCCAGCCGACATTGGTCGATTGCTCGTCAGGCACATCGAACGCATTGGCGAGGTCGCCCATCCTGCTCATGTGAAGAACCCCTGCTGCGACTTCTGCCGCGCCAGCATCTGCCGCTCATTAGACCTGTTAGCCGCGTCAGCCTGCTTCGCCGCGTGCTGCTGCTGCGCATGCACCGCCGCCATCTCGGCCTTCTGACGATCGAGCGCCATCTTCTGCTGGTTCTCCAGCATATGCGCCTGGTGGCTCTCGCGGTTCTCGATCCGCTTCTCGTTCTGCACCTGCGCCTTAACCATGTTGTCCTGATTGACGCCCTGCAGCTTCTGCTGCTCGATCGCCATGTGCGACTGCAGCTCCCACTGCTTGTGCTGGTCCTTCTGCTTCATCTCCATCAGTTTTAGCTGTGCATCCTGCTGGTTCTTCTCGCGCGCGGTCTGCTGCTTCATCTGCTCGGCCTGCAACGCGATCTTGCCCTGCGCCGTCGTCGGATCATCCGGCCGCGGGCCGTCCGCCCGCGCCTTCATCTGTTCGACCAGCTCATCGATCGCGCCGTCGAGCGAGCGTCCCGACCGGAACGGTGCGGTGGCGAACTTCAGCACCTCGCCGCAGAATTCCGCGGTCTTTGGCTCGGTCTGGATCATCTGCGACAGCTGCGGCAGGATGTTACCCAGCACCTGCACGAACTCGGTGCGGCGCTGCTTCTCGGCGTCCTCATCCGCCATGATCGTTGAGTCGGTCTCGATATCGAGCACGAACGCCTTGGCGCGGTTGTCCTTCAAGAAATACAGCACCTGCTCGATCGTCGGTTTTTCGTCCAGCTTCTGCAGTTCAGCCATGCCCTGCTGGATCAGTTGCTGCACCTGCTCCTGCTTCGGGTCGGCCGCCATCTCCGGCGGCTCGGGCTGACCTGGCTGTTGCTGTGGCGGCGATGCCGGCGGCATCTGCTGCTGTTGCTGTTGCAACTGCGCCAGCCCCTGCTGGATCTGCGCCATCTGCTGTTGCTTCATCCGCTGCGTCGGCAACTGCGTCTGCGACATCTCGATCATGGTCGCAGGATCGAACTTCTCGGTGATGATCTCCGACGTGATCTCGACCAGATCCCTGGCGAGCCTGACCAACTCCTGTTGCTTGTCGCGAATGCGGGTCGATCCGTACTGACTCTTGAGTTGCTGCGCGCCCAGCGTCTCGTTGGGATCGGTATCGCCGCGCATGATGTCAGCCATGCCGGTGATCTGGTAGATATCCTCGATGACCTGTTTTCGCAGCAGCACCAGCGCTTGGATCGTGGTCGCGATCATGTCGATCGGCAGCCAGATCAAAACTTCCTTAGTGCCACCAAACGAAGCCCAGTTTGCGATCGGGATAAGCATACGGCCGGGCGTTTTAGTCGTAACCGCAGCCTGTACCGCCTCGGCCAGTTCCGCCCCTCCCGCCGGATAGAAGCCTTTAGCCTCAAGCGCGTCGCTAAGCGCATGGATCTTCCCCGTCAGCTGGTTCACCTCGTCGAGCTGATCCTTGTATTGCATGACATCCGGTACGGGAACGAGGCTGCCGCGCTGGCAGGTGCCATAGGCTGGCTTAGGGCAGGGAAAGAAATTCTGCAGATCGAGATGGGCGTCGTCTTCGTCAAGTATGTCCTCGACGCCCTCGGCCACCCATACGACACGTCGGCTGCCCTTGTCCCAGATCTCCCAAAACTTGGCCCGTTCCCGGTTGTCTGCGCCGCCGACATTCTTGGCCTCCTTATCGACGCGGTATTCGGCTTCTTGGTAGGCGTCACCGCTGGTTGATCTGAACCGCTCGCGGGCCTCGGTGCGGGTTAGATAACTCGCCGCGGCGACCCATGTGACTTCACGCCAGTTACGGCTGATCGAATGCAGGAAATCTCGTCTTCCTTTAAAATCGATGCAGACCTTCTCGTGGTCATAGTTGCTGTCGCCGTCGCTGCTTTCGTACCGACACCACGCCACGCCGCGTGAGGTCATGCTGAGGTCGTCCCGCACCAGCAACATCAGGTCGTTGATGCGGGTGAGGTCGAACGCCACGGTCGTGCAGCGTTCCATCACCTCTGACGCGGCTTGGTAAACGGGTCTGCGGTCCTTAAATTTCGGCACCACAACCGGAACGGGAGGCTTGGCGTAGATCGAAGGTTTTAACACTTCGCAATTGGCCCAGAACATCTGGAATTCCTTGGCGCGCTCGAACCGCGACAGATTTTCGAGACTGGCGTACAGCCGGTCGAGGTTGTCACAGTGGTTATTCCACGGCTCGAACGCCTCCTCGCTCTCGCGCAGCAGGTTCTGCCACGCTTTTGCTGACTTCGGCTCCAGCGACGGGTTGAAATTTTCGTCGTCGAACCTGAGATCTTCCTCGATCGGCTTGCCGTCGTCAGCCATAGTCATCCCTTCCGAGATACTTCGCGGTGAACGCGCGGCGTTTCAGCTCGCTGTCCCACTGATCATTGAGGGCGTGCGCTTCCTGGTACTCGATGTCGTACCTGGTCGCCTGTTGTCGCGCATACAGCTGCGCAGCCGCCTTGCGAACGGCAGCTTCCCACGCCTCACGCTCTCTTGCTTCCTGCGCTTCGCGCGCCGAACGCGCTGCGGCATATTCCTCGTTGAGTTGCCGCTGCTTGGCGTCCGCCTTCGCCTGCTCGGCCGTGCGCAGCTCGTGCCACCGCTTGGGGTTTTCCTTGCGCAGGATTTTGTAACGCAACAGCCGCTCGCCCTCGGCGACAAGTTGCCGGATGCGCTCACGGCTAACGCCGAATATGTCGCCGGCCTGCTCCAGCGTGTGCGGCTCGCAGCGAATGCCGTAGATCAACCGGATCGCCAGGCCCTTGCGCGGCGGCAAGTCATCGATGTAGCGGTCGAGCGTCTTGTACCGCTCGCGCTCCAGCAGTTCCTGCTCGGGCGTCTTCACGCCTTCCAGTGTGGCGATGTAAAGATCCGGCGGCGGCAGATGCTCGCGCTCATATTTGCGCATGTAGTAGTCGCTGCGCAGAGCACTGTGACGCTGTTCCTGTGCTATCGGGCTAACAGTGCGTCTCATGCTGCGTACTCCCACTGATGTGAACACATCGGGCAGGTTAGCAGCAGTTTTCGGTTGACGATATTTGCCATCCTCGCCGAGACGTTGCCGCACGACGGGCATGGTTTTGGCGTGACTTCCGGCAATTTATCCAGCCCGAACATCCACGTCGCCACCGGATCAGGCTGCGACGGCGGGTCAACCACCGGCTCAGGAAGCAACGGCAAGGGGGTCGGCAGATCGAGTTGGTTACTGGCCTCGACCAGCAGGTCGGCGGCATCCGTCGCCGTGTAACCCGCGGCCAACGCCGCCGCGCAAGTCCGCATCCGCATGACGAGTTCGCTGGTCATAAGATGATGCCTCCTCGCCGCGGCTCGTCGGGCGACGGGATCATCCAGCCTTCGGGTTTCGGGATTTTGACTTCACGCCGCGGCGCCGATCGCCACGACTGGGCGAGGTAGCGGAAGGCGTCTGACGGATGCGAGGTCCAGTCGTGGACGGCGGACGGCTTGAAACACTTCTTTTCATCGTCCCACTCTCTGCGGTATTGCTCAAGCGCCGAGATGCCACCGTCTTCGCAGCGCGGATGAAACACACATAGAGGTAGAGTTCTTCGTACGGCGTTAATCCCATCGTCAACGGATGCCAGGGGTACGAGTATTGGTCGGAGGTTGAGCGCAGCCATTGTCTCCACGCGGGTTCGACCAGTTCCCCATTCCTTGACTTTGGCGTCATGCGGGACGTAGTCGTTGCCATGCAGCCAGCCTCGTGCGCGTTCGCGTTTAAAGATCTCGTCGCGCCACCACTCGATGCCAACGCCGGACGCCGCGGCGTGGTCGAGGATCAGCAGTTGCCCGGACGGCTGTACCTGAAACCACCACACCGACGTGTCGTCGCCGATGCCGATGTCGAAGGCGCGGTGAACGTATTCGCCGGCGATCGGCTCAACTTCGAGGATGCGTCCATCGTTACGCACCTGCGCCATCTCGCGGCTGTAGAACGAGCCAAGCAGTTGCGACGAGAAATCGCAGAAAAATTCTTGGTTGTAGAGACCGCTTCCCTGATCGAAACCATATAGCGCCTGATATTCCGCCAGCACCTCGTCGAGTTGCGCTTGCGTCAGTGCGTCGGTGTCGGTTGCAGTCAGCAGTTCGTAGAACCAACCTTTAGCTTGCGCCGCGTACTTCGACATCTCGAACGCATGGTTGCGGCCGCGCGGTGTCGTAATGAATACAGCCCAGCCGTTGTTTTCTTCCAGCATCGGCTTCATGTACGCCCACGCTGACGGATTGCAGAGCGCATACTCAGAGAACACGACGCCGGCCGCGGATGAACCGACCGTGCGGCTGTACTCGTCGGAGCCGATGCAGGTAAACGTTGAACCGTTCACCAGCCGGATCTGCATGTCGGTCTCGCGCGTCGAGGCACGCAGCTCATGTGGAAACACCTCGTCAATGCGGCGCTTGCCGGTGTGCGGATTGACGGCGTCCCAGATCGCCTTGCGTGTTTGCGAATACAACGGCAGCGTGTGCCAGTAATTGCCGGGCCGCTGCATCATGCACATCGCGGTGTGATGCAATGCTATCTCGTCCTTGCCGGCACGACGATGCCACACCGCCATCGCGCGTTTGCCACCGTTGCGTAGGTACGACCATAACGCCATCTGGTGCGGCCGCGGTGTCCAGTCGTTATACGGCAGGGTGACGTCGATGATGCTCATAACAACGCCTCGACGCAGCGATATAGCCCGACCCATACAACGAAGGAAAACAGGATGCCGATGATCAGGGGTTTGTTCAGCGTCATATCGGCCTCGCTATAACGAGGACAGCGACCACCGTCAGCACGGTGATGACGATGATGATGATAGCGGCGAAGCCTGGATCAAATGCGCTCATGGCTTGCTCTCCACAGCGAGCGCAGCCAGTGCGATCGCACGCATGTTGATGGCGCTAGTGCTATCCATGATGCGTTTTCGTGAGATGTCGCGCAGCGCAGTGGTTAGGCGTTCGGCACGATCGCGTTGGCTTTCGATTTCACGCGCCAGCAGCCGCACTTCGGTGACGGCGAGCTGCTGCGTGTACGACATCATTTTGCGCGGCCTTCCACGATCGTGCGCAGTGTGACGCGGATTTCTTCAGCGCCGTCCTTGCCGGTGTGCTCGACTTGCGATGCCGGCTTATTCCAGCCGCGATCGAGCAGTGCCGTTGACGCCGCGACACGCGCGCCTTCGTTCGTGCCGTTCTCAGCGATCGTGCCCAGCGCGCGGATAGCTACATCGGTGTAGCCACGGGCGAGTGAACGAAGATCTTTTGGGGTGTTTTTGTTAGGTTTTCCCGTCACTTATCAAGGGGATATAACCCCTCCCTGTTGCAGTTTATCAACGTCATGTCGCAAACGATTGACGGCGAGCTGCACGGGAGCGAGCGAAGCATCGATCTGAGCTTGGAAGTCGGAGATCGCAGCTTTGACCGCAGCATGGGCATCGGCGCGGGCCTGCTGGTCCGCGTGATCGATGATGCTTACAATCTTCATGTTCGACATTGTCGCAGCCAATGTCTTTGAATGGGCACAGGAAAAAGGCGCGCAGCTCGCCTGGTTGCGGACCATACGCGCTCTAGATGCTGTGTCTACCCTGTACTAAGGGGCAATAGCTAGATTTTGCTCGGCGCGTCTGGCGCGAATGCCCTTGTAAGGTGGCACCTCGGGCGGCTCGCCGTAGTTGATCATGGCGCGCAGCAGTAACGCATGGGCGGCGGGGATTGTGGTGTCGCCGTCATGGTAGCGGTGCGCGGTGCGCTCGCTGACGCCGAGGAAACGGCCTGCTTGGGCCTTGTTGAGGCCGAGCGTTTTGATCGCCCAGGCGTATTGCGGCGGCGTCATGGTGCGATTTTGCCAGTCCGACATGGCTGTAACTCCTTCATTTGAAGTCACAATATACGACGTCCTGACAATCTTGTCCACATGGCAAGATTTATGTTGACCGCCATGTCTGGGTGGCATATGGTGTGGTCACTGAAGTTCATCACACAAGGAAATCGGACATGACCAACACCGCCGCCCAGGTTCGCGACCTCTACACCGCCCACAAGATGACCTACGCCGCCGCCCACGCCCAGTTGGTCACCTTTTGCAGCATGGGCAGCCATGAAGCCGACCTGTTCCTGGCCAGCCCTGATCGTACCGGCCACGACACCATCACCGCCTGCGTTAATGGCTGGATATCCGCCAGCAACGCCATCCGCGCGCTGAAGGCGATCGGCATCCCCGCTGACGTCGCCAAGGCCCGCATCGAGGCTGCTTGGCACGGCAAATAATTCTCTCACACGCTACCCACGCCCGGCGGACGCAAGTCCTACCGGGCTTGAGGGCGTAGGGGATGCTCCCCTGTTCATCACACAAGGACACACGGACATGACAAATCTCGGCACCACCATCGACAGCTTTGGCGACCTCAAGGCTGAAATTGCTGACGCTGAACTAAAACTGCAGGCGATGAAAGACGCACTGGCTGAACTGGAGAAGGGTTCCTACGAGGGCGAGCGTTACCGGCTCAACGTCGTTGTTTCGCAGGTCGAGCGCACCGACTGGAAGGCGGTCGCCGCCAAGTGTGAGCCGTCGCGCCAGCTGGTGGCGGCCTACACCACGACCACCGAGCAGCGTTCGTACCGCATCACCGCGAGGACTGGCAAGAAAGTCGCGGCATGACGCGGGAGGAGTTGATTGCCCGCATTCGCCATCTGGAGGAGTTGTTAAAACTTCTCCAGCAAGCCTCTCCCAAGCAACCCACCAGACACTGAGGTTCATCACATGACACGCATTAGCCTGCTGATGCTCGCGCTGTTGGCTTACTCCCCCGCGCCTGCGGGAGAGTTGACCGACGAGGACCGGGCCGCTGGCATTCTGGCGTTGAAGCTGGGTTACATTCTCAACGGCGACTCGATGAAGCGGTGGGGGTCGATCGACCTCACCGGCCCGAAACCCATCCCCGAAGAGGAACGGGTGATCCCTCTTGCCAAGGAAACCAAGAAAGACAAACGCAAGTGAGCAAGGACGCGCGCACCGCCACGTTCGACCCCAGCCGCTACGTGCTGCTGTTCTGGGCCACACCCGAAGTAACCCGCCAAGTGTCCTGCGAAACGCTTGCGCAGGCGCTACGCCTGATCTACGCCTCTGGCGTAGAGCAGGCGCTGAGAGTTACAGTCTGGCCCGACTAGGACTTATCGACGATGTCGGCCAGCCGTCGCCCCTCTTCACAGAGCTGGGCGACGGCTTTCATCTGCTGGGCCATCTCGTAGGTTTTGCGCATGTAGCTTTCGAGCTTTTCGTTCTTCTCCGCCAGCGCGTCGCGCAAAACCTCGATCAGGTTATCTTTCTGGTCCGCCTCCCGGCAGAGCCGGTTGTAGGCTTCCTGAATGCTTTCGATGATTTCCTTGACCCCCGTGGCTGTCGGTTCCCGGTACTCGACCGGCGGCAGCTTGTGATGTTGTCCGTTGGTTTGTGTGATGTCAGTCATCGTCTTCCTTTCAAAGTGCCACGCACCCCGTGGCGGGGGTTAGTTCCCGAAAACAGGAATATCATCGTTAAGGGTTTCTTCTAGCGATACGCCGTCCCGTATCCGATCCAGCGGGTCTGGAATATCCCGGCGGATCTGCTCGACAGTGGAACCGGGAAACGTCACTTTGACCGCCGTGGCTATTTCGTAGTTCTCCAGCATCCGGGCGATTTCCTCCAATGAGTACACGGCGACCCTGCGCCCCGTGGCGATCACGGCGTGAGCATCCTCTTGGCTTCGGACTATGGCGGCAACTGTGCCGTCTGAGAGTGCGACCTCCCAGACCTCCGGGGCGAGCAAAGGGCTACCAGCGGCCTCGGCTGCGCGACTGAGGGCCTGCCACGCCGTAATCATGCGCAGGCTTTCCTGGCGGACGGTTTCCAGGTCGCCGTGCCAGATGGCGGCGTTATAGAGGAACCGCTGGCGGTCGAACTTCTCCCTGAGTTCCGCAGGAACCAGGAGCCGGAGGCGACCGGCACCCCAGCGCGCCTCCATCGCGATGGCGACGGCGTCGGCGCCGTCGATCGCCGCCTGTCCCGACAAGTAGGTTCCATGTGAGGAAGCCCAGCTCTTGGGATTACCGAGGGGGCGGGTGTCTTGCTTGGTCATCGCCGTGGAACTTTCATTAGGTTGTGCTGGAAGAAAATACTCTCACGTCAGGCACGTTTACACTACGTTTACATACGATACGATACGATCCGAATATCCCCGAATATCCCCTCGTATCACCCCCGCTTTAAGAGCGGGTGATACGACGGTTGATACGATTTTAGTTCAGTAGTTTCAAAAACTTAACCTCCTTTCGTATCAGTCGTATCGGTTCCGTATCTGAGGATACGAAACACCCCTAAGTGCGGTAGTATCTAAACACCATCGTATCGGGCTGATACGATTTGCCTGATACGATTTTACTACACCATGATACCGTTTTTTACTAAAGTTCCCCATTGATCAGGCGCTCCCTCCAGACCCGCATGGTGAAGTGGAACTGGCGCCACGCCGGTTCCGGTATCTTGTCGTAACCACCGTGGGCCTCGATCAGCAGCTGCAGGTTAGGTGGTTCCCGGTTAGCCCGGTACTGATCGGCGACGACACGGCGCGCCTCCTCCTGCCGGGCGCGGGCGGCCTCCTCGATGTGTTCCGCCTCGACCTTGTCGGCCTCGACCCTGGCCAGACGCGCGCAGCGGAACTTTTCATCGCGCTGCCACTGCGCCTCTTTACGTTCCATAGCGTCTTCGAGTGCGCGCTGCTCGGCGTCGGCGAGGCTCTTGGCGACCCTGGCCTGCAGCGCCAGCTCGGCTGCCCGGCGTGCCCTCGCCTCCCTGACCGCCTGTGGCGGCACCACCCACCGCCGGGAGGCATCGTGCAGCACCACCCAGCGCAGCTTCTCCCGCTCCATCGCGACGTAGAGGTGGTTGGACAGGTCGATCTCGACCGTCGTCTGCTCCAGTTCGGCGAGCCGGCCGGCCTTCTCGGTCGGCACCTTGTGGGCGACGTAGACCTCGACGGCGACACTCTCGCCGTCGTATTGCGCCAATACGTCGGCCCGCAGTTCCGATACGGCGGCCTCCTGCGCTGCCTCCCGCATCTGCCCAAGACTGTGCTTATCCGGCAGCGTCAGCTTTAATTCGTCGCAAATGATCTGCTTGGCGAACTGGTGCAGCGCCGTTTCCTGGGCACCGCGGCAATTATCGAACGTATCGGCGTAATGCCGGAAATGGTGGTGGTAGACCTCGCCCTTGATCCCGATCACCTTGCCGCCGCAGGCGGGGCAGACACAGCCGCAGGCGAGGCCCTTGAGCGCCTCGCTGATCGTCACCATCCGTCCGTCGTCCTCTTTCTTGGCGAACGGAAGCTGAACGTCCTTCATGTGTTGCCGTCTCCGAGTGCCTTTTCGCCTTTTTTGGTCAATTGCAGTCGATTGCTGAAGACTTCCACCATCTTGTCGTTCTTGAGCCGGTCGGAGATGTGCTGGACGGTGATCTTCTTGACCCCCATTTTATCCGCCAGCTTCTGCATGGAGGCACGATGATTGTTGTGGATCAGGTTCAGCAGGCGGACTTCGTCATTTGACTGAAGGTCTTCAGATGCTTCCAACGTGGCCTCGGAAATCGGCCGGGCAACGGCGTTCGGCATCAGCCGACCCTCGGCGTCCTTGACGCGGTCAGACGACGCCACCGTAATTTCAAACGATATTGGGTTGAACTCAGGCCCACGAAACTTGCCCTGCCAGTGCAGGGATATCTGCTTCTCGACAGTAGCCCAGAGCGCCAAGTTACCGTCTACTTCATTGAGGAACGCTGACCCGCCCATCGGCAGCAGGTTGTCGCGGGCGGCATTCTTGACCGGGTGACAGTTGACCAGTGCCGCCGGCTTGCCGGGCAGGAACGTCAGTTCGCGGAGCTGGCGGGCGTACAGCCCCTGCTCGCCGTTGGCGTTGGGGTCGATGCCGGTGAAATACGCCGCGGCAGTATCCACGATGACCAGCACGAGGTCATCGATCAGTGCGGCCTCGGCGCGGATCTGCGGCATGCTGGTGGCGAGGTTAACCACCCCTGCCACAAATCTCATTTTCAGTTTCGCCGGGTCGAACCCGTAAGCCTCGGCCAGCACCAGAAACCTGGCCCTGATATCGTCTGGGTTCTCGCCGGCCAACAGGAGAACTGTACCCTGTTTGACCGTACAGCCGTGCATCGGCTCACCCCGTGCAATGCACTGTGCGATGTACATAGCTACGGCCGTTTTGCCGTGGCCGGTGCGGGCGGTGAGGCTGTAGAGATACCCCCGCTGGAGTATGCCGTCGATCAGGTACGCCGGCGGCGTAAAACCGGCGATGAACTGCTCGGCGGTCAGCAGCAGTGGGCCGGTAACTGGCTGAATGACCGGGCTATCTGGCTGCTTGACTTCAGCTGGTTTCGGCCGGTCGAGTCGCCTGGCCTCGGTATAGACCCTGTCATCCCAGTGCCGCATCGCGGCGAGCCATTTCACGTGAAACAGTTTTTGGCCGCGACCCTCGGCGTCCAGCGCGTCCGTTTTATTCGTGCCAATTGGGTGGACCATTTGCGGCATCACCTCGCGTTCATAGACGAGGTACTTCTCCTGCATCTTGGCGTGGATCTGGTCGGTGCTGGGCTTGATCGGGCATTCTAGTGACCAGTCCAGTACGGCGGCCCAGATCAGGTCGCGCATGTAGGTCTCGCGACCGTCAACCTGCTGGCCGGAAATGGCATCGTAATCAGTCGCAGGCGGCGGCTGATGCGTTTTGCCGTTCGACCCCGTCGTGCCGCCGTGCGCGAGAACCAGCTTCTCCACGGCCTCCAGCAGCCAGTCAGGCGCCAGCGCGACCTCAATTTCGTCGGGGCCGTGACCGTCGAGCCATTCGTAATGGTTGCCGCTTTCGTGCAGGCTCGGCGGTAACATTGCAAAACCGCCTTGCCCACGGATGTCCACCCCGATAGACGTCTTCATGGTGGGTGCCACCCACCCCGGAGGCGCCCGGTATATTTTCTGGCTGCCGCCGCCTCCGGTCGTCTGTTCGACCGTCTCCAGATCCATGCTATTGTTGTGGACCATCATCAGCGTGTCCCACCACGCCGCAGCGGATGCGTTCTTGTGATGGTCGAGATCGATCACAAAACAATTGTCGGATGCAGTCCCTGTAATCATCCCCATATTGGGTCTGGCGACATGCTGGCCGCCGTTTCCATACCACGGGTTGAATACCTCCAGCGGGACCAGCTCGGTTTGGTACTCGACCCATGTCTTGAGCAAGGGACGCTTCCAGGACAGACCTTTAGCCTGCTCGCCTGGCATGAACGCCGGCACCACCTGAACGTTATGTTCGCGGTATAGTCTGGCCCAGTCGGCGGGAGCTGCAAATTCGGGGTCAAATGGCGTCATGGCCACCCCCACCGACACGGCTATTTGAATTTGTGATTAATTGGTATAAAGCCATTAGTAACATGCCGACAGTCTCCCAAGGGCTGTGGTGTGTACCTGCAAGGCGATGGTGAGGAAACACGTTAGCTTCGCAGGGTAGGCGGGTGGGATCGCAGCTCCACCCGCCATTTTCTTGTGTCTGATACCCGACGAAGCAGACGTGACCCTACGCCTAATCAGCCGAAGTCGTCAGCAAGATTGTTGTTGGCCTGTGGGACAATAGGAACAGGCGCTTGATAACGGTTCGGCGGCGGAACCGTCTGCGCGCCAGTGACCGGAGCGGTAGGTGGCGGTAGCGGCGTCACGATCGCCATCGCTGGCTGGGTCACGACAGCAGGCATATCCTCCGGCCGAGGCTTCCAGCCATCGATATGAAACTTGGGCTGGTAGTTGGTCGATCGTGTTGCTCCGGTGCCTGAGACGACAGGCAACGCAGACACCAGCGTCAGCACCGGCAACTGTCCAGGATAGTTCTGTCGTGTGACGGTGTATTCGCGATACACCTCGGCGATGCCATTGAGAAACGCCTTCGCGGTGCCGGCAATTTCGCGGATTGGTTTGCTCTCGCCGCTGCATGCTTTCGACAGTTTCAGTCTGAACCGAACGCCGTGCTTGTGCTTGATGCTGGGCTGTGCCGGCCGTTCGATCGTTCCTGCCGTGATCGCCGCCAGCGGGACCAGCGCAAACGACGGCGCAGAACCGGGCGGGAAATCCATCCAGCCCGACTGCATGTTGTCGAAGTCGGCGACGGCGCGGAACGTCGCCGTGATATCGACCGGCTCGCTAACAAATCCATTGCCGGTGTTGACACGCTCGACCCGGAAGATGCGCCCTGAGCGGGCGTCGTACTTGCACAGTCCGGTAAATTCGCCGCCTGCCGCAGGTTCAAGTGTAAAGCCTAAAATGTCGTCCATCGTTCATTCTCCATATACCGCTGTAGCCCAGCGGCGCGGCACTCCGGATCAACCCGGAATTGGTTTGAAACGAATTGTTAAACTTTCCAGTATTTGAACGCAAGTTCACGCGCCTCTGGCGTATTCCAGTAATAGTGTTCCAGATCCGGCGCGGTGAACTCGATAAAGTCCTCCGGCTCGCTGCCTTTCGACAGGAATTTCTCGACCTTCTGCGCTAGGCTGAGTAACGCCGCGCGGTGCTGCGCGACGTTTTCGAGCTTATAAGTCGCGACTTTTTTTGGTGTGACGTAGGTCAGCCGTCCCTCATAATTGCCGTTGGCGTAGAACGCGACCTGGCGCGCGTGCGGGATCTTGATTTCACCCGGCATTCGCTCTGTTGTTTTGAGGTCGATAATGATGCCGTGTTCTTCCCAATAGAAATCATAATAGCCGAAGATAGGGTATTTCAGCCCTTCCGGCTGCCACGTCACGGCACCCTGCGTCGCTGTCGGCGTGCCGTAACCTTCCAGCTCGGCCAACGCGGTCAACACCATGTCAGGGATGTTGGCGCGGTATTTCTCACGGCGCTCGTCGCCCGACAGCGCTGTAAGGCCATCATAGGTGCTATAAGCCTGCTTGATGGCGGGGTTGTCGGTTTTGTGTTCTGGGTGCAGCAAAGCGTACGCGACGCCCGCCTCGACGGCGGTGCCACGATGCGCCGGCACGCCCACCACCTGCTTCATCCCCATTAATTCCTCTAAAACAAACATGGCGGGGGCGGCGGCGAACTTATTGAGCTTACTTGGTGAGTGTCTGGTATATTCGAGGGGCATTGCCAGATTTTTCCTGTGATGATCATGCTGATGGTGGATTTGGTAACGCCATATTCATAGGCGAGGATTTTTTGCATCTCGCCGTCGCCGGCGCGCTCACGGATCGTTTGTGCCGTCTCGTAATTCAACTTTGTCCGCATAGGTTCCCCTCAAGATGCTGTCTGCATACAGGCATAAGAGTGCCGCTTCGCCTCTCCCGTGATGCTTCTTGAGGTTGAAATGCTGCGCGCATAATGGGAACTTGTCAATTGCCCGTTCCCGCGCCTGTTCCTTGCCATCCTTGCCGCCGGCCAGCCCCATCGCCTTCTTCCAGCGGCTCGGTGTCACCAGCGTCAGCGGGATGTGCTCCAGCTTGACGACGACGCAGGCAGTGGTGAAGGCGCTTGCGAACCTCCACACCGACCGCACGCCCTCTTTCGGCATTGGACTAACATGCTCGATGATGGCGGCGTCGGGCTTAAATGTCTGGATATGATGCCGCAGCGCGTGCGGGTTAACGTCGCCGTCGAGGACCGGCATGTCGAACACCGCCACCCGGCTGGGGTTGGACGGGTCGTAGAAGGCAAGGGCGCCGGTGATGCCGGGGTCGATGGCGAGGATGATCATTTCTTGTCCTGCCTCTCGGCGAGGGCGGCGCTGGCACCTCTTATTGCTTCGTGGATTGTGCCGTCTATAAATGAGCTTTCAGTGATCTTTCGTAGCGCCGCCTCCAGCGCCTCGGCTCGGCAGGCTTGTTGGCGGTATTTATCTTCCCACCACTCTATTTTCCTATTCAACCTATGTGCGCCCTCCTCCAGCGCCTCGATGCGGTCGGCGGCTTCAAGCGCCAGTTTTTCGCTTAGAGGGAACTCGCGCAGCCGCTCGACGATCCGACGGTCGTTCATGCCCATGTCTTTCGTGGCTGGTTGTAGACGACAACGGCGTGCTTATCGCAGTAGCTGTTGCCCAGTTGGGTGCGCTTGCCGCAGTAACGAAACGGCGGCGGGTCCATCAATTCGCAGAAAATCCACCGGCAGGTGCTGTCGCGCAGCTGGTAGATGTTGATGCCGTCTTTCTTTGGTTTCGGCAGTTTTGGCTCGATCGGCGCATCGGGCTTGACCAGGATAGGCGTGCCTACCGGCTGGCGCTCGTAATCCCGCGGCGGACGTGGCGGCATGTTCAGACGCCGGCCCTTGCCGATGCAGGAATTCTTGGTGAACGCCATCCCGTATTCGCGGGTTAACTGCCGCGCGATCTGCTCGTAGGACAGGTTTTCTTCCATGCTCAATAGCTCGACCAGCCGGGCTTCGATCTCGCTTGTCCACAGGATGCCGTGGGTCATACCCCGCACATGCCTTCGCATTCGTTGTTAAACAGGTCGGGCTGACCAGCCTCGGCGTGGGTCCGTAAATCGACTTGATCGAGCGGTTTCAGTGAGCGGTGTAAATACAGATCTGCCTTCATCCGTATCGCCGTGCCATTACTCCGGATGGCATTATCTACCGCGACGGCCTCGGCGAACGAAGCCGGATCTTCGTCTTTCATTGCCCGCCAGCTTTCATCGCTACGGTAGGGACAAAATGTACAGGCTGATTTCGGTGGGCGGTGATAGCCATTCCGTTCCAGCCAGCCGAGACAGGCTGCGCGGTTCATGCCCTTCTCGATCAGTGGCCAGCGGTTGACGATGTATTGCACCCGGCTGGGTTTCATCCGCAGCGCCTCGTCGGTCGAAATGCCGATCCACATCTCGGCCCCGCCTTTTGGCGTCTTGTCATAAAGTAGCCGCCGCACCTGTTTCAGGATCGGCTGTAACTTGTATTCCTTAGTGCATTGCCGCCGCGCCATCCCGGCCTTGTTCTTATGCAAGGTAAAAAATGGGATAGATGCGAACCTGTTGCTGGAAGAATTTACCCCGCCGATCAGATCATCCATGATGTTGCCATTACGGACGATCACCACCGGAAACGGCAAAAATCCATCTGTCGTCAGCCATGCCAGATGCTCATAAACGGATTTTGGCTCTGCGCCGGTATCCGCGAAGATAGCGCAGTGAGGCATTGGCGTGATCTCGCCATGCGCCGCCATCAGTGCCATCGTGGTGCTCTGGACGCCCGCACCTAATGAAATGATATTCAGTGGCTTAGTCACTTGTGTGCTCCTCGAAACGGTCTGGCCGCCTTGGTGTGGCCGTTCATAAAGCCCCGCACCTTGTCGATGGTCTTGATGCCGGGCGTGCGGCCGGTCTCCAGACGGCGAATGAAGTGACCGTCGTTGACCGCCTTGAGGCCGAAGCCAGTGCGATGCATGCCGGATCGCGACAGATACGTCTCGATCTCGGTTAGCAGTTCCGTAACTACAGGATGCTGTTTTTTCATTTCGGGAAAATAATTCTGTGGATCTCAATTGTCAATTGTCCATCAGGGCACTATCGTGTCGCCATTCACTCTAACTGGGGGCACCCCTTCCGATGGCTGTCACGACCAATATCTCGCTACACCTGATCACCGGCATTAAGGCGATTGACCACAATGCGTTCGGCAAACCGCTAATGATCCACCTGGCCAGCCGCTACGGCGACACAGACCTGACCCTGTTCTTCGAGGACGAGGGTTTGTCAAAGTTGCTTTGTGAGGCCATCAACGCCGCCGTCGAGGCGGCGAAGGAACCGAAGGTCTCTGCCTGCCCGATGGAACGCGCCGCCTACGAAGCGATGGAACAATCGTTCAGCCGCTGGAGCGGGCTATGAGCCAGTTTTTGATCGATATCCTCGCCGTGGTCGTGATCGGCGGGCTGATTGCGTTGATCTACATTTCAGTCATATCAACAGTAAGGGGGCCTCTCATATGATTACTCAGGATCGGCTAAAGGAGGTTCTAGTTTACGATGCGGAAACTGGGTTTTTCTACTGGAAGGTACGGAAATCTTATTGCATCAAAATTGGCGACCGGGCCGGTAATTTGAAGGTTGATGGGTATTGGGGCATCAAAATTGATGAGAAGACCTACCACGCTCACCGACTAGCTTGGCTGTATACATACGGTGAGTTCCCTAAAGGCCATCTCGACCATAAAGACCGCGTTAAGTCCGATTGTCGTATCGACAACCTTCGCGAAGCAACCCGCGAGCAAAACCTCGCCAATCAAAAAGCAAGACGCAGCCGCAGTGGATTGAGAGGGGTACATTGGCATAAAAGAACAAAAAAATGGGCTGCTCGCGTTACTCGTAATGGTAAGCAAGACCATCTTGGGTATTTTCATACAGCAGAAGAAGCCCACGCAGCATGGTGTGTCGCTGCCGCAGCTTTCCACGGTGAGTTTTTCTACTCAGGAGTGGGCTGATGGATCTTAGCGAGCCGATGTTCACCATATGCAGCAATCCGCATATGCGCCTTGGCTACTGCGCCTTGGTGAAAGACGACCAAGTGATATATGCCGGGCTGATCCGGGACATGCCGGGGGTGTTCGACGGCGTGGAACTGTTTCTGCATCCGAAGGACGCCGATAGTCTCGAAGCACATATGAAGAAGGGCCTGCACTGATGGCCCTTCATGAGCAATGTGTCGGGGCGACAAGTGAGTGGTACACGCCGCCCCATGTGTTTAAGGCACTGGGCTGCTCTTTCGATATGGATGTTGCCAGTCCTGGCAAAGAGAAGACGCCTTGGATACCAGCCGACACCTTTATTTGTCAGGCCAGTCTCGCGCGGGAATGGCGTGGTTTCGTATGGATGAACCCGCCCTTTGGCGGTCGTAACGCACTAGTTCCTTGGCTGGAAAAATTCTTTACCCATAACAATGGGATTGCGTTGGTACCGGATCGGACTTCAGCACCGTGGTGGCAGTCGTTTGCACCAAAAGCCAGCAGCATCTTGTTCGTTGCGCCTAAGATAAAGTTTATCGGAACTAACGGCTACCACGGTAAAAGCCCGGCGCAAGGCACCTGTTTAATGGCGGCAGGTGAATACGCGATGGATGCATTGAGTGTTGCCCGCGCCAATGGGTTGGGTGTCTTAACCATCCCAACTACAATCTAACCAATAAAAACGCCCGGTGGAGCTGGGGGCGCTACCGGGCGTTTTTCTCGTGCCTAAACGGACATGAATGGCACGGATAGGACCGTCATCACACGGTGATGGAACCTTAGCACGGTCTAACAGCCGCGGCAAATGTTTGGTCGGTACGGCTCGGCCGGCGGCAGTTCCGGCTCACTTGATTGACGGGAGATGAAGCCCGCCTCCCATCACCATATTCACCAGCATCAGGATGGCGATTAGAGCGACGATCACCCAAAGCAGTTGGATGACTTTTTCCGGGATTGGCACCCCGATGATGCCAAGGACCCAGATGACCAGGTACACGACGATCGCCAGGATGACGATGTAGATGAGCAGGGTAATAATAGAGGCAATCATGGCTTGTCCTCCCGGCGCAGCAGCCAGCGCCGTATCTTGGCAAACAGCTTGCCCAGCATCAGCATCATGTCAGTCGCCCCGCCACGGGTAGACGACTTCCACAATATCGTCCGTCTCCAGATCGAGATCCCGCATCAGGGCTGGCGAGAGATCCGCCACCCGGCCGCCAGTCTTCTCGTCGTGCGGCCCCCAGTCAGCCGGGAACGCCGCCGTCGAGCGGCCGGTCGTGGTGTTGGTCACCAGCGCCATCTGACCGCTCTCGGCCAACATCGTCTTGGGGGTGTCGTCGTAGTTCCAGCGGCAGGCGAGGTAAGGCACCGCCTGGGCATTGAGACGCCGCGCCAGGCCAGTCGTTCCAAGTGGCTGAAGGGGCAGGAATAGATGCTGGTTGGCTTCTGTAAGCGCATAGTGAAAGGCCAACCCCTCACTAGCCGACACGCCTTGATCATCGGGGCCACCAAAGTAGCTACACTTTCCAGTCGCCATAAACAGGTATTCGTCGTCAGGCTCAGGCTCAGGCGGCTCGGGCGTGACTTCTTCGCCACTCAGCGCCTCGGCGAGGTTAATGCAGATTTCCTTGAAGTTGCCGGGGTTCTGGTAGATCGCGCAGTCGGCCTCACTGTCCACGAAACAGATCTCAAGAAGCACGGCCGTTTCCGACGTATGTGACAAAAAGAACAAATCGCTGGTCTGCTTGGCGCCGCGGTCGATGAAACCAACCTCGGCGATCGCCGCCGACAGTTTCGCCGCCAGGGTCTTGGCACTGTAGTACCAGACCTCGCAGCCCATCGGCTTGCTGCACTGCTCGAACGCGTTGAAGTGCACGGATATGTCGAGGTCATGCGACCCTTGCGCGTTATGCCAGTCAACTAGACGGTTTAAATTTTCATTCTGCGTCGTGCTGATGGTGTCTTCATAGGTGCGCACATCGACGCCGCAGTGTTGCAGTTCGATTGCCAGTTGATTGACGACGCGAACCGCTTCCTCGTGCTCGCGGATGATGCCGCAGGCGCCGGCGACCTTTGCGCCGTGGCCTGAACTGATGCAAATGGTTGTCATGGCAACCTCCTAACGCCGTGGCGCAGCCGGCGGCTGGTTCAGGAACGGCGACCCTGGTGCCAGTGGCGACGGTGGCGGGACCGCCGACAGCCGGTTGCCCATCTCCAGCAGCGCGTCAAATTCCGCCTTGTGCATCGCCAGCAGTTCGGTCTGTTGCTTGGTCTGCTGCTGTAACAGGGCATTCAGGTGCGTGGCCTGGCCGGTGATCAGGATCTGAAGGAAGTAGATCGCCGCGCAGACGCCGATGGTCGTCAGCACGATCAACCCCAACAGGTAGGGCGATCGTGACAGCCCGCCAACCACGGCTTCGCTGGTGACAGCGGCGAGCTGCACCGTAGAGATCGGCAATTCCCGGCGGGGTGGGTTGGGATCTACATTTGACATGGACCTCTCCACCACCGTCGTTTCGGTGAGCGTCATCACCCGCTGGACTTTTTGGCGATGAAATCCGCCTGTGACAGCGGCGGCTCGCCTTCGATCGCGCGGAGCCGGTTTTCATGCTCGTACAGGATCTGCTGTTCCTGCGTCGGCACTGGCGGCACGACCTCCGGCTCGACGTAGGCGTCCGGCACGCCGCCGGCTTCCTTCCATTGGATATAGCCGGGTGACATCGCGTCGCCGTTATAGTCGCGGTTCGCCATGTCGGGCGGGATGCACGCGCCGTCCCGTTCTCTGATGACGGCGCAGGGTTCTTCGCTTGCGGTGAGTTGATATTCGCTCATAGCTTGATCACCTTTAATTCATATTGACGCCACGCCAACGAACTCCAGCGTATCGTTGGAAGCCACCTACTGAAATAAAACGGCGCTTTGCTGAACATGATGACGTAACTACCAAAGCGGTATGGCTTGACCCAGTTGCTTGCGGTGAGTTGATAGTCTGACATCGTTAGAGCCTCGCGTTGATAAGAAATGTTCCAGCGCCTCCATAGAGTTCAGTGCCGTTACCCGCAACAAGGCCACTTGCGGTCTGATACACAGTCAACGCACCGGTTGCTGTGATGTTGCTTGACGGGTTGGCAGAAGTAACAGCAACAGTAGCACCAGCAACGTTATACAGGCTGAAACTGCCAATGCTGGTGTGAGAGATAGTTGGAGACGCGCGCTTGCTCATAAAACGACTTACTATCAATGCCGTCGTGGCCGCCACGCAGTGTCCCGTCCCGATCATCCCAGTCATTATCTCGAAATACCTCTGACACGCCGCCAACTCTTGCGCATAATCCGGCACCTGAAACGGCGGCGCGACGGTGCCTTCGGTGAGCGAGACGTCGAACAAGTCGAAAATGTTACTAAGTGTACCCATGAAATTGAATTGATTGGACGAGGCCATGAAATTGCTTGCAACCCACGACCCGGCGGGGGTCTGGTAAGTCCCGCCTACCATCAAGCCCCAGCTGATCAGCATGCCTGCACTTGTCGAATTACCCGCCGCCCACGTGCCTGCCAGATCACCTGTCAGCGTTACTGACTTTATTACATCTGTATTGGCCTCACCTGCCGCAATGACATACTCCGCGACATACGATCGGTCCGCAGTTCCGTTACGGACTGCTACGCAATAGGTGCCTGCCGGGGCGCGAACGCCAAACTGGATTGTGATGGTCTTGGCTGCCGCAGAACCGAACCTCAGATCCCCGTAACGCAAACCCTCAACTACGGTTGTAATCCAGACAGCATCACCTGCCGCCACGGCAGCGTCGGCCAGCGTAACCGCTACGCGCAATCTGTTGGGCGATCCACCCGGAGTTACGGTTGGGTTGTTCGCGGTACTTAAAGCCCCGGATGTCCCGGTAAAGGAGACACTGAACATGTCGGCTGGGTAGAAACCAGATACTGTCCCCGCCGTCGCCGCGTTCTCCTGCGAGACCATCATCGCCCCGTTGATGATGTAATTCTTGCGGCCCTTCTCGGTGCTATCAACATAAGACTTGGTCGCGGCATGCATCGGCGCGGTCGGGTTGCCGGACAGCGTCAGCAATCCCGTCATCGGCTGGCCGCCGTCGAGCTGGACATACTCCTCGCCCAGCGCGAATTTTGACAGCCAGACGCCTGTCGCGGCATCCCACTGGTAGGTCGGCTGCCCGGTGACCGGCGGGTTCGGGTAGGTCTGGCCGTTGGTCGGCGAGGCCGGGAAATCAAGCGGGGTGAGTGCCATGATCAGAGCCTCGCGTCGGCGGTGTAATGCCCGTAATGACCGGCACCAACAGTTAACCCG